CTTGCATGATAGGGGCTTGAAGAAAGAGCAGATCATAGACCAGTTGAATCTTAACATTCTAAAGTCGGCCCAGCCTGAGAATCAATCTACTAGAGCTATTGGCACACTTGGAGGATCAGCTTACGAATCTTACCAAGTCTTGTTCATGAGCGACATGCTGAACAAGTCAGCTCTTCTTTTCAGCCAGTTCAAGCGTGGCGACATTAGCTCCATGAGGAAGCTTGCCAACTTCATCCGCATGTGGACTATCGTTGGCTTTGCTAATACCATTTCGGGCATGGCGGCTTCCTTCTTCACGAGCTATAACGATGATGAATTCTCGGCAGAAACGATTCTCTTCAACATGTCTCTTGGCCCGCTTGTCGCCACCCCTGTATTTGCAGGTTTGTTCCAAGCGCTGGATTACTATGCGTTCGGAGGCGGGCACGTCTTCTCCCGTCCTAACACGCTAACGGACTTTAGCAGAACCGCACGAGGCCTTTCCCAAGCTTACGAAGTTATATTGAAGAGTACGGAAGACATGGACGCCGTGACTCTAAACGAATGGATTGAAGTTGGGGCAGGTCTTAGCCGGACGCTGGGAGATACGATTGGCCTTGGAGCTAATATCGCCAATGCGAAAACTGTGGGACGTGTGTTTGAAGTCATCAGCTCCTTGTCCAATGCCACTCTCCAAGCGCACAATGCGGCCAAGACTACGAGGTCTGACCTCAACCCCTTCTACGACACCAGAGAAAAACTATTGCAAAGCGCACGCAGATTGCGTAAAGAGAAGCGTGAGGCCAAGAGTGCCTATGGCGAACGTAGCGTAGAATACAGAAGGCTTTCCCGGGAACTTAGGCGAGTTAACAAGAAGCTCAAAGATAACGGCTGGCAGACCAAATAACGTTTAACATTAAACAAAATATGGCAACAAAGAAAACATTAACAACTACGTCGGGGCTTGACCCTAATATTGAATTGGTGGGGGGCAATGGTGGTGTTGAACCACCTGCTACATACGCTGGAGATGAGACTTCTAAAACGTTCCGCACAATGGCTGGCAAATCGTACTGCCTGACTTTAACGACTGGGAATCTAACTGTTGCAGGACATGACGTCCCGGAATATACGCCAGATGGAATTACATTGCTTGATGCTAGAAAAGCAGGGCAATATATTTTCATAGCGATCTCCTCATATACAACTGTAAATATAGATTTAAATACACAGTATGTATTAACTCCGTTGGATTTTAAGGTTGCCTCGCTCGGTGCGTCGTCCGGGGGAGGCGGTGATTCTTTTGACCCGTCTGCCTCGCAGACAATTACGGGTGCATGGGTTTTCCAGAGTACGCTCCAGCGGAAGACAGTAGCTGGTCCTGCTCTTACTGATGTAATGAACTCCGAGATGGTCAACACTGCGCTAAACAGCACAGTAAAACTTATCGGCAATCAGAGCATAGCTGGGACTAAGACCTTTACTGGTGGGGTTTCTTTCAACGGCACCGCTAATTTCCTTGCTGGAGCTACCCGCACGACAAAAGCGACCCCAGCAGATACGGACTTGATGAATAAGGCGATGTGCGATGCGGCGTACGCACCTATTTCTTCATCACAATCTACAGATTCTTCTGATTTTCTACAGTATGTAAAGGCTCGTGGATTTTCTAATTCTAGTTCTACTCCAAGCTTTATTGTTAGTGATCTCCCCAAACCTTCAAACATGAAGATCAAGCTTAACCCTAGGAGAAATACTTACAATGAGGAAGCAAAGATACAAATTCCGCAGAACATCGTACAGTACCTACAAATCGTAGTAGATCAAGGCGATGGAACTGTGAAGTATGAAGACCCAACACTTGTCGGGACTAATTTGGAGATAACTCCGAAGAAAGGCATGAGCATTGAAATGACATGTTTATGTAGTGCTGGAACTGCTACGGTTTGTACCTGCGTTGGCTTTAACGATTATGATGTTATGGGAGACGCTTATTTCCTTAGTGCTATCGTTTAACAATAATTATTTATTATGAAAAAGCTAGACCTTTCAAGACTGAATGTATTCCTAGACTTCATCCAGAACACGCACCAATACACGGAGCTTGGCTGGGTGCATGAGGCCACGGACGCCATGTACAAGAAGGTATCGAAGTTATTCGATACGTTCCGCGAATCGTTTGCTGGGCTGACGGAGATGGAAGACGTTATCAAGACGGACATCCCTACACCTGATCCTGTGGCCGATTCCGTGGTGCGAAAGGTCTTGCGGGAGAAGATTGATGATATTTGTGACTATCTCTATGATGTTGCAGATGAAGAATCTTTCCTGATTTCTCAAGTGGATGAGATAAAAACTGTGCTTCTCCAGCAATATTATGTTGCGTTGAAGAAGTAAAAATGGTAAAAGGTTCTCGCCTTCGACGAGGAAGCATAGCGACATATGGGTAATTGTGGAACAGCGCTGGATATTCCGGCGCTGTTCTTCTTTTATCCTTTACAAAGAATATGAGCAGGTATATTAGGTTTTGTATGGAAAGTCTCACATACGAATTTGAGAATCTAGTTGAAGAGGTTGCTACGCAGGTAGGTCTTGATTTGTCTGTTGAGTCTGACAAAGCGAAGGCCGAAGAGCTGGCGAACTGGATGATTGGCGACGGCTTCATGTCTATTACCCTGACGCATGCGGCTGTTAAGGCTTCTGATCGTGGAGTATCAAAGAAGCTGATCTATCTTATAGGTGGAATTATCGTTGCCGTAGCTGGCTATTTCATGGCTAGCGGGTGCGCCAATACTTCCCTTACTCTCTCCGGCGATCAGGGCGGCCAAATAAGCTACAGTGTCGATAAAGACGGCAATCTTATCATTAGTGGGAAGCCTCCCGTGGTGCAAGCCATGAAGAAATAGTTCTCGCCATGTGCAAGATATCAGAAGTTCCTGCCAGATTCCTTGAGCTTGCTAAAGCTTCCCCCATGTATGCTTGCCTGATTTTGTCTATGGCGATTTGTGGGGGTGCCTGCTGGTACATAGGCTATGTAATGAACAACTACAACGACCGCTTATGTAGCCTTATGTCCATGCAGACGCAGGCCCAAGTGGACACGGCCAAGGCTATCCAGCTTCTGTCTGTGCGCGTGGAACTTATTGAGAGGAAGATTACCCGATGAAAAGTTTCCTTAACACCAACTGTTTCCAAAAGGCTCTGTCCTACCACAGTGTTGATTTTTCGCAGAACTATGTTTAATGTCACCAAATAAATAGCAGACAGTGAAAGAAGAGGGAATCAGAGTGGAAACACACCAGATAAAGGAAGGTCATCCTTTCTACAACTGGGCTGTGCAAGAATGCTCTCTGAATACATCTCTTTATAATAGAACACTATACATTCTCCGCCAAGCATTCACGGGAAAACACGACAACATTCCCGAATATGCCGATTTAATTAAGAAGGAGCGATTTATTAGCAAATTTGATTTGATTAGCAGAATGCTCCGTCTAAATGACTCAGATTTTAGGGCGTTGCTTAAAGCCCAAGAAGCGGTACAAACCGTAAAGAAGTGTGCTGAATCATTCTCCACTTGGTTCAAGTCTCTCAACGCTTATAAGAAGAATCCTAAGAAATTCACCGGGAAACCAAGGATGCCAAGATATAAGAAGGAAGCAAATAGTGACAAATTGTTTTCCGTTGCTTTCACTTATATGGATGCAAGAATTCAGAAAGACGGAACGATAAACATCCGTAGAGATTTTAAGCTTCCCATCAAGACAAAACTTGCAACCTTGCAAGAGCTTCGTCTTGTGCCAAAGCAAGGATGTATAGAGATACAAATCTTCTACAAAGCAAATTTTCTTAAGACTGACTTAGACTACAACAAAGCAGCAGGTATAGACATTGGTATTGATAATCTCATGGCTGTAACTTCAAACGAGGGGTCTATATCCCACCTTGTTAATGGCAGACCGTTGAAGGCTATCAATCAATTCTATAACAAAACCAAGGCTGAAATTGTGTCTAAGTTAGCCGAAAGAAACGCGGACACATCAAAGAGACTCAGAAAACTAACCTTGAGGCGTAACAACAAGATTAAGGATTACATGCACAAGGCTAGTAGGTCAGTGGTTGATTTGATGGCAGAAAACAAAATCGGAAACTGCTTCATCGGTCATAATGACGGATGGAAGCAGGAAGTAAACATTGGTAAACGAAACAACCAGAACTTTGTGAGTATTCCACACAGCCAGCTTATCTGGATGATGGAATACAAGGCAAAGGAAGCCGGTATCAATGTGGAAACTCACAATGAGTCTCATACCTCAAAATGCTCATTCCTTGACAATGAGGATATTTGTCATCATGACGAATATATGGGCAAGAGGAAGAAACGTGGGTTGTTTGTAAGCTCTGTTGGATGCATGTTAAACGCCGACATCAATGGAGCTGCTAACATACTGCGTAGAGGTCTTAACAAAACATTTCAACCGCATAGAATTATGTTTAATCCGGTTAAAATCGATATAGAAAAGAAGCACCCGATGTTGGTATCCGACCAAGGTGTAGAGGGTGAGGGCTTCACCCATTGTCTTAGTAACCCTAACACATTAAGCCTTACCGCATGAACGATTCTTCAAAAAATCACCACTGTGGTAGGACAGAGCCTATGAAAATAGCGCTGGATATTGGACACGCTCGCGGAACTGGAGCGCGTGGGAATGGATTTGAGGAGCATGCCATAGCCACTTCAATCGTGGACCACCTGTTTACTGAGTTGAAGGACAAAGGCCATGACGTCCATGTTATTGACTTCCCCGACATGAGCAACACGGGAGACCTTAATGCTACTATCCGTGCGGCTAATTCTGGCGGCTATGACTTCGGCATCAGTATCCATTGCGATTCTGCGCAGAAGAAAAGGAGAGAAGTAGATGAAAACAAGCTGATCGAGATTATCACTATTCCTAATCCAGTCCCACACGGTGCCCATGTGTGCTTTTTCCCAAGCTCTTCCCGGGGGCGCAAGCTCGCTCAATGTATTGCGGAGTATCTGACTGGCATTTTACCGGGGAGAGCTGATGCTATTCAGGAGCGCTCTAATCTTGCAATCCTGAAAAAGACAAAACCAGTGTGGGTGCTTTGCGAGTGCGGGTTCATTACTAATCCCGGAGATGCCGACGTAATGAAACACCACCCTGAGAGCATCGCCAATTCTATCGCTCTAGGAGTGGAAGATTACTGCAAAGAATGAGAGTCATCGCTGGTTGGTGTTATCCAGAGGAAGACGTTAGACTAATCACAATGGTTCATTCTAACGTTCTGATTAAAAACACTTGCGAAACATTCTTAAAGACTCTCAACCCTAGATATTTCAGGGCGAAATATTCCCGGTTGGGGTACGATGAGGAGGAGAATCGGAAGAAGTTCAAGACCTTTGCCGATAGCAATGTTGGAATGGTGGTTAGATTTCGCCTTACTGAAAAGGCTGATAGCGACTACAAGAAGACTATCGCTACCAACGGGAGAAGCCCTTTTGCCGTCAACGTCATGGACAAGATGAAGTATCAGTTCTTCGCGGAAGGCATTACAGATTACTATGTTTACTTTTGCGAGGACTGGCAGGGCCTTGTGAATGTTTATCCTCCCAAGCGATTAGACTTCATAGATTTTGATCTAGGCCACATGAAGGACGAAGGGCACATGATGAGCATAGGAAATGGGATAGCATTCGGTAGGCTCATCGGAGAGATATTTAATGACTGTGCGCGTTTCTTAGATAAGGGGCGCCTCGTCGATTCAAAAACCTTTCCGTGGCCCTCTTCTCCCGAATACTAAGCCAGCTGTGGCTATAAAAAAACATTCTCCTAGGTTTCCCTTCTATCTGGTTCGCCTTGTTCATCAGGAAAACTGCCCGGCAATACATTCGATAGTTTTTGTACGAGGATTTCGCATACCTTATAAATTCTTTTTTGGATGATTTAACTCTTAAGGCAGAGACGTAAACAGTATTCCCGTCTGCCATGAGCCTGCAAATCACGAAGAATTTATCCTTATCTATCATAGGTTTTTGAACGTCAATGCAGATTTCATTTGCTCCTTGGTGTAGCGGTCAGGATTGATAATGGAATCTCCTACCCGGGCCAGAGCGTAGGCATCAGCTTCATCATTGTTTGATGCTTCAAAGCCCCACCTTTTTAGTATCTGTTGCATCATCATATCTTTTTGGGCTTTCCCTTTTCCCGTCACGAACTTCTTAAGCGCGGTAGGCGAGATAGTGATTGCTTGGACACCCATCTTGTGCAGAGCAAGCCTAGCGACTCCTCCCCACTCGATCAGCCCGAAAAGGTTCCTCCCATTCCTGCTAAATGCGTAATCCTCTATGACCACAAGACAATTTGAACTGAACGGATAGATGATATTTTTCAGGTTGTTTTCCAATTCAGCTAGCCTGAGAAGTCCTTTCTGAGCTGATTTGATATGGGATGTTGAGGCTCCCTGATCTTCCGGCCAGAACAGACAAACGCCTGTTCTTGTGAGGGAGAGATCAAGGCCTATAATAGTTTTGATCTGGTGGTTAAACATGATTTGTGATATACATTTTACTAACGATCTCTCTCGCTATTTCTTCGCTCTTATTAGAACCAACTTTATCATTGTAATTTTTTATTTATTAGTATTTTTAATTTCCCATAAGGATTCTTTATGTTCTGCGAATGAGAACGTTTTTCCGATGAAGATATTATTATAGTCATACACACTTACGTATGAAGTGATCTCGTTTATCTTGATAGTGTACCCTTTATGATTAACAAACGATTCTACTTCTCCTGACTGTAGGAGGCAAATGGCTTCTGCCGTAGAATATTTCTTTGTAGTATCAATGCTTTCCTTTGGTGGAGTTACCTTTCTCATTGGAGGTCTTCCCGGCTTGCGTTTTGGAGTATTCATAATTTTATCCATCTTCCTTTCAGATCGTTTAAGATTTTATCCCTAAGCCTGATTGCTTTTTCTTTGTTATCCGTTTTAAGATTGATTCGCCTGCGTTCTGATAAATCATCAATGGATTCAAACGTTAGAGATATCCAATATATACCTCTATTGTTGTATAAGTGGTGCATCTCATTGGTTGTTTTCCTGAATGTCCTTTTACTCAGTTTCCAAACTCTATCTTTGGTTATACTCATATTCTTTTCTTTATGCTTCTCCTGAGATTTGACCGCCGATAACAAGACAGAGCATTCCTGTTACAAGCAGAGCTATCCTAAATCTTTTTTTGTCTTTGAGAGATTCGTAAAATAACGTTCCAAATATCAGCATTAAATATCCTGCGGCTTTGGCCAATAACAGTATCTCCTCTTCATTCATTGCTTACTATGTTTATTGTTTGATCTTGTTTTGTTGTGGTGATGTATGGTCCGAAGATGTTGTTGAATATCTCCTTGCATTCTTTATGCGATACCTTCGCTGTCATGTTCTTCATTCTGTAAAACTCTTCATACAGTTTTGTAACGCTTATTTTTGTACAGTTATCTATAGTTGCTTCTGGCATGAAGCGTGAAGCTATCATTTTAGCTACAGACGGAGAGATTTGACGCATAGTTTTCCCATCCTTTAGGGCTAACCCCGGTATTTCTTCTCCTGATTGCAACATTTCTTTACACGCTTTGATGATAGATGATGCGGTCTTTATAGCCAAGCATGCGGTGTTGTATAATTCTCTTCTTTGTCGTGGGTCTTTGCTTTTAACAAGATCATAGACGTTTTGCCGCATAATGGCAACCTCTCCCGTTGCTTTTTGGCAAGCGTCGCAGACTACAAAGCCTTGGCAGAAGTTGCAATATCTGTTGGCAACTGGCCCTTGATCCTTGGCCGTGCAGATACTAACAATCTCTTCTTCGGCTTGATCTAGGTGTGCCCGTGAGTAAGTGATGATGCTCGGTTCCCACGTCACCAATGGCTGAATAACGGCGCAGGATATGGTTTCTACGTCCTCGTCATACTCTCGCCTGATAAAGTCCCGGATAGCCACGGCAAGCCCTCTTAACTGCAAATTCTGGTTAGCCGTCTCATATTCATTCGGCCCTGTTTTGTAGTCTAGGATGAGGATATGGCCCTTAAGTTCTTCATCGCGCTTAGCAATTGCCAAGTCTGGTTTCCCCGAATAGATTTTCTTCCCGGCGCTCTCATAGAAAACTCTTTCTTCTTTGAGAAGCTCTTGCGTTCCTTCTTCTCCTGCCCATTCTTCAATCACACGTTGCGCTACGACTTGGCAGGAATTCGCTAGGTCTAGTTCCTGCTTGTTCAAGAGAATAGGTTCTCCAGCTAGATATGCGTGAATCCTAGTTCCTTTTTCAGCTATTTCTGTAACGACCTTCTTTTCTTCTTCCCTATCATATCTCAAGGAATGAGGGCATTTCTGGAGACGTGCGAGAGAAGAACAAGACGGCAACCCTAATCTTTCATCTTTCATGATTATCTTCTTATTGTTTGTAGTTCATCTCATATCCTCGTCGCCGTACTTCATGTAGTAGCCTACACTCAGTTCTTTAGCTATGGCTATTGCTTTTTCTCTAACTCCGGCGATCTGAGATAAATTCAAACTATCTTCGCAACGTATGATAACAGGTGCTTCGTTATCAGGCGTCATGATAAAAAAGACTATGGTCTTTGTCCCATCGGGGTTTTCCATTTCATCTTCAACAACTTCATAGGGGTGGATAGCACCTGTAATTCCCATTAAGTTGCGATCTCTTTTATCATAAAGGGCCAATGCTTTTCTTCTGGTTAATTTCATAGTACATTCTCCTTTCCGTCCGCCACGTTTTGGGCAAGGTCTTCGCTATTTGTTTTCAATGTGTTATCATAATCACATGCATTGTTTTGGGCAAGGTTGTCCGCCACTTTCCGAAAAACCGGGAACTGCCTAGGCATTGCACCGTTATCCAAACCAGTGCCCCACTTTTTGAAAAAGAATGGAATATGCTTCTCATTTGCGAAGTCTTTCAAATTGAATACTGTTGAATCTGGAATTACTCGTGCCCAGTAGCCTGTTTCCGCCCCGCAAATGATCCAGTCCATTTGTGAGAGATAGAATCTCCATCCATTTACAAAAATCCTCCCAATAAGTGGTTCAAAAGATACGAACCGATTGATTCCTTTGATGTTTGCCAAGGCTTCCAGCCGCCACATGCGATGCTCATCTTCGACGCTCACGCCAAACCAGATATTATCCATGACATGTGGGGGCCACAATGGCCTCAGATTATCGATTATTTCAGCCATTCTTTCTGGTCTTTTTGTTAGGACGAAGAATATATGGCGCTGGTTATTAACCATTTCCAAGAAGACTTTATAAATATAATCAGAATCAATGTCTTTGTGGAATAAATCCGACATGGAACACACGAAGATATTCTTCGGCTTCTTCCACTTGGAAGGGATATTAAGACGTTCCGGGAAAAACTTGAGGTCAAATCCGTATTCATACGGGTGATTAGGAGTTCCACGGAACCTTTCGGCGAACTGTCTTGCATAGCAATTCTTGCACCCCGGGCTGATAGGGTCACATCCTTGAACAGGGTTCCAAGTTGCGTCACACCATTCTATTTTAGTTTTCGCGCTCATTTATTTTCCCTCCTTTCTCGGTGCCCAACAATCCTCATTCATTTCGCAACTTATTGCAAATGGACTACGATAGCATTTATTGCATGGAGGTATATCTGGTTCTTCACAATCTTGATAAGCGCAGTTTTCGCAAATCCGCTCATAGCTCTCGGTCGTCCAACTCCTGCACTCGGCCCGCTTCTGGCGGACGTCATGAATTTTCGAGGCAAGACCTATCCCGTTAATCAGACATTTCTGTTCATTCTTCATGAGGAGGTGATATGGTTCCCCGAATTCATAAAGGGCATTTGTGCGGATTCTATGAATTGTTTCACGGAGGAGTCCAAAAGCTAGGCCGTACTCGTAAAACGCTTTATCTCTAATAGTCATCTTCATTTTCGTCTTCATCTTCTGGTTCCAATGCTTCGCATGCGGGCGTATCTCCGTCCACCTCCTGCAAATGGCGGGGGCTTACTGGACACCAGCAAATCCCGTCAAACATGCTCCAATTGGCGCATTCACTACAGGTTTTCATGCGAGCCTCCTTCCGTATTTTCAGGGCGAAATTTCGCCCTAGTCATGTACGACGTAAATCCAGTTGCTTGCCGAATCCCATCTTTATCTATCCGTATCCAAAGGGTACCGTTCCACATTATTTTTGAGATAGAGCCAAAAGGATTAACGTATTCCATGATTATTCCTTTATTGTTAACCATGTGCGAAAACGCTAAATCAGCTGACCAATTAAAATGAGTAACTCCCATCGCGTACTCCTTTCACTTCGATAACCCTGAATTCCACAACCCATACCCACGGATTTTCATCCCATGTCTTAGGGCCGTTAATTTTATTGATAAGGGATTGATATGATTCGATCGGGTCAATGCAGTCCCATATCTCGGACTGATAGTTAAACCACAAATCTTCGTCATCGTTGAACATTACACCTTCTTTCTCCGCATCCTTCCAAGTAATGTCTTGTAGCCGTTCTATTCGGATGCCTGTGATTTCTAACTAGGTCTCCTTTTTTATATTTTCTGTTAGGGTCGTATTTCATTGTATCTATCCTATCTATTTCTTATTTCTTGGATGATTACTACAATAGCAATTAAGAGTAATGTTAGTATGATTTTAAAAGCCAATACTATGAAAGGGATTAAGACATGATTCCATTGCCAATCAATTACACCAAACCATTTTAATATAACTAATAGAATCCCAGCGCTTACTAATAATCCATTCATTGTTTTTTATCTCCTGTCTATTTTTAGTCAAAGGGAGTCCCCTCTTTCTCGTTGAATAGATCATTAGGATTTTCTACTACATCAGTATCGATGATTGATGATTCTTCTTCCTTCTTCTTGAAAACAGGTTCGGAAGATTTTTTATTATCCTTCTGTTCTTCTTTCTTCTCCCCGAATTGGTCATCCACAGAACAAACACCCGTTCTCAGGGCATTGAATAAATTCCTCAAGAAGATTACATTAGTCTTAGTCCATTTGTCAGAAGCAACTCCTACCTTCTTTTCCAGCATCTCGATTGTCACGCCCATTTGCTCGAACTTCTCTTTAAGAGAGGCCATGCGTTCTTCCATGCTATTATGGTCTTTCTCCAAAGTCTTCTTGCATTGCTCAGCCGCCAGCTCCTTCACAAACTCAGGTATTACCCCAAAGATGCACGCCCTCATTCTCCGCGAGGCCATGTTCGCACAAAGCTCATAAATATCCCGGTCCGACTTGAGAACATAGCCGCCTTCTTTATCCTTTTTGGTTTCTCTCCAATGTGGGACGATAAAAGAAGCCTTTCTAATTATATTGTTTTCTTTATCAAAACAATAAGCTTCACAGCAAGAGCATGTAATACCTTTATCGTTAACAGTCTCCCCTGTCTTTCTCCATCCTGCCTCGATGTTCCCATAAGCCGCCATGCAGGCATTTGCAAGATGAATTGTTTCTCCCGTGATTTTGGACGGTCCGCGATCATAAGAGAAGAACGCCTTTTCAGCCAAACTCTCATAAGAACACATCGTCCTAATCTTAGTTTCCACTTCTACTATGTTTCGCGGCATTTGTTTCGCAATGAAGATCGAACTCAATGTCTGCATTGCGTCCTTGTCTGACATTGCAATCGCCAGAGCTGACCCGGGATTCACCACGGCGGCCAGTGACAACGCATCATCGTCTTTTTTGTCTGTAGTCATATCAAATTTGTGTTGGTTCATTCACCTAAGTGATGCGATTATTATGCCATTTTTCATGCCGCAGTCAATAGATTTTTGTTTTTTTTCACATGGCCTCTATGCTATAGTGCGCCCATGCCACAGAAGAAAGTTACAAAACTATATACAGATGAAGAGATTGAGAAGTTCCAGCTGATCGCACGGGAAGAACCAGAAAAAATTGAAATCTTTCTGCACTTGGTAGGTATCATCCCGACTAAAAGTGTGATGCACAAGGCTAAATATCGTGCTGGCATCCTCTCAGTAAGCAAGATGAATGAACTTCGCAAGGTCGCCCCCTTCTTGTTCGGAGAAGATAAATCTCCGTCAGAATCAATTCTAAATGCCTACTTCTACCAGATGTTCGCCCTCGCCTCGAAAGAAGGAAAGACTATATTATGTGAAAATAACGGGCATGAGACCGCTTATTATATTGATAATGAAAAGGTAACATTATAATCCCATGTCCGAACCAAAGAAAGCTTCCGACATCCTCGAAGAACTAGGGTTTGATTTTAATAACATACCCCTAGGAATTCCCGTTGTAGATCACCTTAGCCCGGAATACATCGAGCAAGAAAGGAAATTCCAGCAGGAGAAGGAACGAGAAATCTTTTTAGCTGATCTCCAGCTTGCCAAGATTCCTCTCAAGCATTTTAACCTGCTCAAAGAAATGACCGTCAAAACCATGCCCGATCTCTATTCACGCATTAGGAAAGAGATGAAAGAAGAGTCCATTCTCATTTGCGGGCCTAACAAGCCCAAGACTCTATCAGCATGCGCATGGCTTGCACACAGATACAAGAAAGGGGATTCCATTTTCTATATTAAAGCCTTTGACCTGTTGAAAGAAGCAACTGACTTTCACAGCCGGAATAAATCACCAATTCTGAGAAGAGCATTCAAAGCAAAAGCCCTTGTAATTGATAACCTACAAAACGTTAATTTGCACGATATCAACATTTCAAATCTTTCACATCTATTATCAGAAAGAAATGACAACGGGCAAAGAACCATAGCAATTTCAACCACATTCCCCGAAACATCAATCCTAATAAAATCCATTGCAGAATCAATGGACCGCTTAATTACCGCATAATAAATCCCCCCGGCAGAAAAACCACAAACTGCCGGGGGGATTTTTTTTGCCTATATGCTATCCGCCAGAAATTATTTCTCGAAGTCCTTCATCACTTCGCGCTGGGCCTTTTCCATTTGACGCGCGAACAGCCCCTTTTCTCCGGTCTTTAGATAAGCCCTCAAAGACAGATAGGGAACAACAACTCCTATTTCCTTATCGAAAAGCTCATTAGTCTCTATCTCCGACAATCTCACCAATCCTGTCCTCTCATCAATGTCCTTCCTAGCCCGCCGAAAATAGTTGGCCGCTCCCGGAGCATCCACTGCTCTCACACTCACCAAACGGACCCCAGCTACGCAAGAATCATTCAGCTCTCCGTTAACATCGTCTCGAAGGCCTCTCATCACCTCCAGAAGCGTTTCCAAGTCTTCCTTGGTACCAAAGTCCTCCAAAGCGTCGCTAGGGCCTTCTGGAGCCTTCTCACGGCTTTCTTCGGACTTGCTCAAATCAACTACATTACTATCTTTGAAAGTGTATTTAAAAGAATCAATGACAAACTCCATTCCTCTCAGGGCGTCGCAATCATAGTATATGGTGATTTTAAGATCGCTGTCCATTCCTGACTTCTCAATATATTCCTCAGCTTCATCAAGCGAACCTTTATATGTAAAATAATAAATCCCACGACTCCTGCCAATAGGGTTAATAATGTCATGCATATAAACATACAAACCAATATAAAACTCTTTTTCAAGGTCCAACAACGACAATTCATCAGCAGAATATTTCTTAGAAAACTTAGTATCTCTATATTCCTGACCATATTCCTCGTTAATATGGAATTCTAGGCCAAGACCTCTTTTCTTAGCATCGATAGCATGTTCTTTTACCCGGTTAATCATATCCTCTAATGCACGAGTATCAGGATAACTAGCAATCGCCTCTTCTTTATAAAAGTCTTCCAACTTATCTTCATATTTTATAAGGACAAATACACTATAAGTTACTTTATTATTATTTCTTCTTTGCATCGTTCTTTTTTTATCCATTGTTATTGTTTCCTTTCTTTTCTTTTTTCTAATCACAAGCATCTTTAAAACAATGCTCTTCAGCAAAAAACCATAAGCCTTGCAAGCGGCAATCAAAAAATGAATAATCCGCTACAATCCTAGTAACCTTCTCAGCACAATCACTATAAAAAACCCATACATACTGCATCCCAAAATTCAAAGGATCATCCCCATTAGCGCACATCCTATTTAAATGATCATAAACCCTATTTAACGCCCTAATTTCCCCACCAACCGGAAATTGGGATTCAAAACAGTTATCAAAGTCCACAAACGCGCTCTGTTCATATTTCTTCATTTCTAGCTCTCCTTCGTTTTCTTCAACTATAACGTTTTTCCCCTAATCGTCAATACTAAAATCATACAAGCATCCCTTCCTCTCAAATCCTCCTCTACAAATATAACCCCAAATCCCAAAATAACCTAGCGTCATACAGCTTTTTTCCAAATATCCTCTCCAAGGCATACTCCTCCCTTCTCTGGCCTCACACAACCGCTCTTACCTTCTCCAACAAACCTCTTTTATCCCTCTACAAATCCTCTCTCATCACATCCTATAACTCTCTCCAACCTCCAACAAAAATCGGTATTATTCCTAATACCATCGCTATCCCCTATCTCCATTTAATTTCGCCAACCTCTTCTATCAAATCCAAACTCCGGTAAGATAATACTGATTTTTGTCCAGTCTTGACTCTTCTTCTCATTTCCCCTAGACTGCCTCTCATTAGCTCTCAAGCCTCGACCGGGACCAGTTCGGGGGACTCCAGACCCCCCCCACCTTAAGTTCGACTTCGTTTGCCTTAACAGCGCTAATCAATGTCAAGTAAAATCGGTGGAATTGCAAGCAGAAAATTTATTATGACGTGGAAAAGAGGAGAGGGCCACCAGTTATGAACGGGCGGCCCTCTTTCGTATTATGCTTGTTGTTAGGTAGTTACGATTTTGTTCTAACAGTATCTTTTGATGAGTTTGATGATGTGTTCATAATTTGGCCATTTGCTTGCGACCTTTTGTGCTTGTTCTAGGTCGGGCAGTGAGCTACGGGAATAGAGGTTTGCCATGATCCTGTCGAGTTCTGACTGGAGATTTGATTCTCGGACGAGCCTGCCTTCGGTTCTGAGGGTTTCCGGCAGGTTCTCGCGTGGGACAACCCTAGTTGCCAGTTTCCCGGACTTGCTAATGTAGATTTCTTTGATGACAATCTCGTAGTATGTTTGCTTTCGGTAACCGCCTGCCTTGCTGATGATTTTTGGGCGAGGGAGATAGCAATAAAGCCGCTCTATTTCGCGCGTTCTCGCTTTGTGGGCATACTTTACTTGGTTAGTGATGCGCTCACGATATGAGGCACAGGAGGCCTTTCTGAGGCATGATGAGTGTACGTGCTTTCCGGTTTTTGCATCATAGAGGAGGATTAAGGCGTCCACGTCGTTATGCGTGGCGATTGCTCTAGCGGCGACGATTGCGGCCCACTTAACGTTTTTTGACTTCGATTCTCCTTCGATGATCTCTGTTTGTAGAGGGTTGTATGACCTGATGATGACCGCTTTGTAGTCGTAGTTTTTTTCTTTTTTTGATTTGGTGGATTGATTCATAACGATTTGTTATAGTTGCTTGTTGTTGATTGTTAGAGGTTAGAGATTAGAGATCACAAATGATAGTTGCGTCCCCGTCGTGTAGATTGTAAGCTAGGATAGTTCCCCTATCGACGAGCCTATCCAGTGCAATCTCAAGGAGCGCCTTAGGCCCGGCGTCCTCTAGTAATTCGTCAGCTTCTTGGCCGTTCAGCCTGTCATCGGCGAACTCCTCTACGGACTCGTAAATTGTTAATAGTTAAATGCTTTTATGAACTTCTCGCGGGTCTTCTCGCTCATGTCCGACAGAAACAAGCCGATTTGCAGGCCGTCTTTTTCTATTTCCGTGTACCCCACAAAGTTTTTCATCTTGAGGGTGTAGGTGTCGCTCTCTTCTCCGCTTGTCTTTATTTTGGCAAGCGCGTCGTTTTTAATCGCGGTTATGGCGGCGTCAACACTCATAGGCTCAGACAAGCCAACAAATGTCAGGAGGCGCCTCGTTTCGTGTTCGACAACCAACGTGATTTCTCCCTCTTTTAATTCGTAAATGCGGCATGTCGTCGCTTCGACGCAATCGGGTTTAATGAGTTTTATCATCATTTCTCTTTTCTCCTTTAGATGTTTTTGATTGTTAATTGTTGATAACCAGCTGGATTAGTGTCATCAGCGTGATGCAGATCATGACCGTCAATGACAACGCAATGACTATCACACTGCCCAGCGGCGCGTGCCTGTACGTGTAGTCTAGCCACACGCTCCTGATGATAGACGCAAAGCCTACTAGGCTCACAACTCCAAGCGCGATGATAGCGGCGGTTTTCATGGCTCCCTCGCGAGTTAGAGGATTTCAATCCATCGACCACCGCAAGCTGGACGCCTTTGCGCCCTCACCTCTTGCCACGGACCAGACATGTCGCCGTCGTCAATCTTGCACTCAACTATAGCAATGTGATCCGCTCCCATGCCGTGCAACAGGTTGTCGTCGCACCAACGATGAGCCGCAATCAAAGCGCCTCGTTCCGTCTTTGCCAGTTCATAGCACATTTTGTACGTTGACCAGTCGGCCGCTTTCGCCGTCCACCTGTATATGTATTTCTTATTCATTTTCGTTTTTCTCCTTTTGGTTGTCTGGTGTCGTCGTTCGAGGCGTCGTGCCCCTCACTTGATGACCTCTTTATATCAATTTTCCCACACCATTGCAAGCTTTTTTATCAACTCGTCACACTTTTTTTCAAATCATCATCATTATATTGGTGACACCAACAACATGATAGGCCACTCACACACACATACGCATCACGACGCCTGACGCTCGCCAATACCAGCTCACACCTCTTAGTATAGCCGAGACAATACACACCACTAGGGGGAGCCACTGGAGAGGGCCTAGAGGGGGCCGGGGGGAGAAAAAGCGGCGGCGTGTCAAGCGCACGAAGAAGGGTCCTTCCTGTAAGAAATAATGAGAAAAATCTGATTGTAATGATGTGGTCCCTCGAGAGAGAAAAATCTGAGAAAAGAGAGGCAGTATAGTATATGTATAGTATATGAGAGGATTTGTAGTTTTGTTGAGTGTGGGGAGTTATGGGAAAAAGGGATAGACAATGATGAGAGGAAGATTTATATATGTTTTTGAGATGAGAGAAGAATTATCGGAAGAGCTTGAGAGGCATATTGGCTGGTTATTGGAGAGTGAAGAGAGTGAAGAGAGGGAGCAGGAGTTAGAGAGGCTTGGTTATGGGTTGAAGGTAGGGATGGTGGAGTTGAGAGGAATGTTGTTGGTGTTGTTGGGGAGGAAGAGCTATGGAGAGATTAGTACAGATTTGTTAGGGGAGAGAGATGAATATTTTGAGGATGGAATGAGGAGGAATGAGGGGAAGTTGTTAGAGATGTTGAAGGAGGAGCTGGGTATGGATTTAGTGGATGATGGAGAAGTTGGAGTGTTGAGTAGGGGAGAGGTGGAGCGGTTGTTGAGTAAGATGGGTAGGGGGGAAGGAGTGAGTGGGAAGGACCAGTTGCAGGCGTTGAGCATGTTTATAAGGATGAAGGGATGGCTTGGGAATGGAGGGGGTAGTGAAGAGGAGATGGGGAGTGAGCTTAGTGAATTGTTGAAAGGGGGGAATTATGGGGATAAGTAATGAGGCGCGGCTGGAGGTAGAGGGGAAGGGGGTTAGGAAATTTGAGCAGGAGTTGTATTACTTGCTGATGGGGTGGAAGAAGTACGGGAGATGTAGTTTGAATGTTAGGAGGGCGTATGACATATACGAGAGGGACGGGAAATTGGAAGAGAAGAAGAGGTATTTGAGTAAGAAATATAAATTGGTTTATGAGGGTTCTAAGCTGAGGGGAGTTGAGAACCTGAATGGGATTAGGCCTGCTGGGGTTTCTGCTGGGGATGATGGGATTGATGGAGTGGAGACGTGTAAGTTTTATGTATTGCGGAGCAGGACGAAGTACCGGATTAAGGGGAAGTCTAGGTGGTTGTATAAGAAGTATGGAGGTAGGGATAGTACAGATTTGGTGTTATTTGCGTGGAAATTTATGAGCAAGGAGGCGATTGGTCCGCACGTTAATGTTGACTGGCAGGCGGTTGAGTTTGAGATGAGAGAGATAGTTAGATAGTAAAGGATTAGGGGTTGAGATGTTAAGTTCGGAAGAGAAGAGATTGTTATTGGAGAGGTTGAAAGACCCTATGTGGAGGCTGAGCAACTTGTATGAGATCAAGTTGACGGATGGTCGAGTGATTAGATATGAGCCTAGGGAATTCCAGCGTAGGTTGCATGAGGAGTGTTATTTGATGGGGAAGAAGAGATTTTTGGTGCCGAAGTCGCGTCGTCAGGGGTGCAGTACGTGCATTGGTGTGATGATGGCGGACATGGCGGCGTTTAATGAGGGATGGTTATTGGCGTTGGTTGATAGGACGCAACCTGATGCTGAGGAGAAGTTGAGGGAGATAGTGAGGGTGGCGTTGGAGAGTTTGAAGAGGAAATTGCCTTGGTTGTTTAAGATGGAGTTTAACAACAAGAGGATCAAGGTTGAGATGTCGGGTAGGAAGGAGAGCTTGATTGTTGGAGGCAAATACTTTAGGGGTAGTGGTTTGGGATTTGCGCACATATCTGAGTTGGGAACGATAAGTGCGACTGAGCCGAAGAGGGCGGCGGAGATAGTGAATGCGACGTTTCCTGCGGCGAAGGATGGTTTTATTTTTGTTGAGACGACAGTAAGAGGGGGGAAGAAGGGGATATTCTACGAGAACGTGATGAATGCGTTATCGATAGAAGAGGGGCATAGGGGGGAGAAGGACTTTAACGTTGTGTTTTTGCCGTGGTGGGAAGATGAGAGCAATGTTAGTGATGATGATGAGCCGTTGACGGAGAGTACGAAGAGTTACTTTACGACGTTGAAGGCGAAATATGGGATCGACTTGGAAGACAGGCAGAAGGTTTGGTGGCAGAAGGCGAAGAGGCAACATGGCTTATCGATGAACGAGGAATACCCTTCTACGCTTGACGAGGCGTTTGAGGTGCCGATGGAAGGAGCGATATTGGAGGAAGTTCTTGAGGCGTCGATGAGGGATGGTCATTTTTTGCATGCGCCGTATGATCCGACATTGCCGTGTTATGCGACGTGGGATTTGGGGAATCCGTTGAATACGGTTTCGACGGTGTTCCAGTTGAAGGAGGGGTTGATCTGGATAGTAGATAGTGATTGCGGCCAATATAGCAGTGAGGGTCCGGCGCAGAGGACGGCTCGGTTGTTGAGTAGATTCCCTACCTTGATGAGGAACATATTTCCGCATGATGCTGGATACACGACGGATACGGGTTTAAGTCAGGCGTACATGTGGCAACAGGCTGGGTTGCCGGGGATAGTGTGCTTGCCTAGAATAAGAGACAAATGGATAAGTATCAATTACTTGCTAGGGATGTTCCCTTTATTGAGATTTGATATAGGGGGGACGGAGAAGGCTTATCCGTATTGGTTAAGCTACAGGATGAAGCCAGCGCTTGGGGAGAATGGGGCCTATAAGAACGAGATCGTGCATGATAGTTCGTCGCATTGGAGTGATTCGTTGAGATACATAGCTGAGGCGCGGATGGCTGGTTTGCTTGGGAATGTAAGTGGAGGAGGAGAGACGCATGTAAAGAAGAGCTTTGGCCGGAACTTTAGCAATTTAAATATTGATAGGAACAACTATGAAGGCCTCATGTCTAGGAGAGGAGGGGCGCGCGGTCCTGAAAGCTTTAGGCGCGGATTTTGATGCGTCTTGGGAGGAGCATCGTTATTTATATCGGCGATGGGATGATAGATGCCTTGTGATGGGGCATTTCTTTCGAATGGAAGAGGGGTGGGCTGATGTGGATGAATGCTGGTCTAGGGTGAAGCAGGCGTGCGTTCCTTCGTTATCATGTAGCCGTCATGATGCGAATGGGTTCTTCTTTTATTTAGGGGTTGGAGATTTTAGAGTGTTGTTAAGATGGATGATAAAAGAGGAGAGGATGAAATATTTTATTGGCTTTCGTGCGGGGAATGTGTATCTGTACGGGAGAAAAGAAGTTGAATTGCTAATTAAATTATTAGGAAAGGGAAAAAATCATGGGCGGCAATCCGTTTAAAGAGATAGGCAACGCTATTAGCGGCGTGTTCAAAGGTGTTACTAATATCGTTGGAGGCGTATTAGGCTTGAAGCAGAACAAGGAGGGGATGGATGCTCCTGCTCCTGAGAAGCCAGTGAATGAGGTAACAGTCGATACGTCTGGCACGGAGAACAAGATACGTGAGAACAGGCGCCGTAGTTCCTTTGGAGGAACCTTTGTTGCGAGCAAGAACGCCTTGGGGGCAGGTAGCGGGGTAAGTGGCAAAAGCGCATTAGGTCAATAAGATGGTTACCAACAAACAAGATGCCAAGCAGAAGCATGCGGATTTGTATGCTTTCCGCCAGCGGTACGTGAGCAACTGGCAGAGGATCGCGCAATACGTTGATCCTGAGAAGAAGTTCAACATTAACGGTGCGGTTTATCAATCTACTGGGACGGACCTTGGCTATTTGGACCAGACGCTTGAAAGGGCTTTGAGGGTAAATGCGGCTGGCCAGCATGAGCTTATAACGCCCAAGAGTCAGGAATGGTTTAGCTTTGAGCCATTGGCCAAGATCGGCGATCAGAGCCAGATTGATAGCACGATTGAGAACATTTATTATGAGACGGGGAGGCAGGTTGCGTGGTTTATGCGCAACAGCAACTTCCACACGGCTTCCGAGCTTTTTTACTTTGATCGTGCGGCTTACGGTCAGGCGGCATTCTGGTCCGAATGGGACAAGGTGCGTGGGATGCTGAAATTTGCGCATATTCCTGTAGGGGATTTCATGGTGGACAGGGACAAGTTTGGGAATGTCCATACGTTTTGCTGGGATGAGTGGTTGAGGATACAGGACATTGTTGCGACGTTCCCGGAGAATGTACTGCCTGACATGGTGAAGGAGAAATATCAGGCGAGCAGTGTAAATCCTGATAACTATCTTGTGTTCCATTTGCTGGAGAAGGTGGAGAGGACGGGAGACGAGAAGCTGATTAAAGAGGCTAATGGCAGGCCGTGGGTGATGCGTAGCGTGTTTGACCAGTCAGGAGATGTTCTGGCGACGCAGTATTTTTGGACAAGCCCTGTGAGCGTCTCAAACTATTTTGATATTGCCAACTCTCCTTATGGGGTGGGCGCTGGCTTGAGGGCATTAGGGGACCAGACCGAATTGACCAACTCCGTTAAGGCGTTGAGCGAATCGGCCATGCAGAAGATATTCCCGCCGATGCTGGTGCCGGAAGGATTTGATGGGAACATTGACTGGGGGTTTGGCGGGGTGACAACCTTCAACCCGATGAATGTTCAGGCCAAGCCGACGCCCTTGTTCCAGAACATGATGCAGGCTAATGAGATGCAATGGCAGGTGCAGAGGCTTGAGAACAACATTCAGAAGACATGCGACATGGATTTGTTTGCGCCGTTGTTGCAGGTCAAAGACCCTCAATACATGAAGGCGACGGTGGCGCAGATGCTCGAAGCGTATTCTGCGAGGATTGCTTCCCCTGCCTACACTAGGTTGACGGAAGAGTTTCTACAGCCTGTAGTGATGCGTTGCTATGAGCTTCTTCGAGATGAGAAGCTTGTTCCTGCGCTGGATGATTTTAGCATCAAGTTTACGACTCCTTTCCAAATGCTTTTGGACCGTCACCAGCCGACGCTATTCTCCGAGTTCATGCAGACGATTGCGATTCCTTTGGCGCAGATTGATCCTGATGTGATGATTAGCTTTGATACTGATTTTATCATGAGGTCAGGGATTAAATCTATTGGGATGCCGAGCAAGATACTCAAGGATAAAGCGAAGGTTGATCGTCTTATTAAAGAAAGAGAAGCGGCGCAACAGGGGGCCAATCAGATGGCTAATGCTCTTGAAGCTTCTGAAATCCAGAAGAACATTGGAAGCGCTATAGGGAACATGCGATGATTTATGGAAATAACTACTGATGATAAAAACAAGAAGAAGGCATTAAAGGTTTATGACTTCTTCGGAAATGTAAGCAAAGTGCCGGAGGAAGATTTTATCCGGTTCCGGGAAGAATTTAAGGGGTCCGAATTAAGCAATCGCTTGCTCTTTTATCTTACTACAATGGTTGACCTTTCTTTGTGTGATAAAGAACATGTGAAGAAGGAAGCCCCCTTGCTTGCAGACTTTGATGCGAACAGAGCAATGTTCATATCAGGAGCGCGCCAAGTGCTTGAATTAATAAAATACCTAGCAGGAAAATGATTGATAGCAATCCAAATAATGCAGGGGGTCAGGCCCCTACCACCACGACAGGGAGCGCCGCCCCCGCCACGCAAACTACCCAGCCTGCACAGCAGATGCAGATGCCGGGTACGATGAAGCTCGATACAAGCCCGGCCCCGACTGATACGCAACAGCAGGCATTTAAGGTGGCTGATATTATCGGCGAGGATGGCTCTTTCAAGGAAGGGTGGACTTCCAAGTTTGAAGGTGCCGACTCTCTAGGGAAGTACAAGAATGTTGATGAACTGGTGAAAGGCTTTGTGAATGCCAACCAGTTAATTGGCAAGAAGTTCGACGGCGTGAAGAAGCCGGGAGAAGGGGCCAGTGAGGAAGAGATTAAAGCATGGCGCTCCTACATTGGCGTTCCTGACAATGTTGATGGGTACCAGATTCCTGATGAGTATAAGGACAATTATGACGAGGCGAGCTTTAAAGAGTTTGCGGCGTTTGCCCATAAGCACAACATCCCGGCTGAGACGGCACAGGAGCTTCTGCGCTATCAAGATACGCTTTACCGCAAGAACAATGAAGAGTTTGTAAGGAGAGTGGAAGAAGCTTCCAAGCAGGCTCAGGAGCATTTCAGGAAGGAATGGGGGCCGCAGTATGAACGCAACGCAACAATCCTTCGGCAGAGCTTGATCGATGCGGGGATTGACGTTGATGATAGCTCTTTTGCGATGGCCCTCAATAACCCATATATCTTGGAAGCCTTGTACGAAAAGGCGGCAAGGTATCAGGAAGGGACGATGCCCACTCCGGGCGTGATGAGGTCACAATCAGGGACGAGTGCCCAGCAACGCATGATTGACATGATTTCCAAATACGGAAGTTTGGACCGGATGCCAAAAGATGCGAGGGAGGAATATAATCGGCTTGCATCTACGCACGTTCAATGGTAATGTTTCTCAGTCGTCGTTACATTACCACATGAGTTAGTGGCTTAACTACGTGTATGTTATCCTTCCTCCGTGTTTTAATTGATGCGGAGGAAGGTTTTTTTATTGAAATATTAAGCAATACGTAGTAACACATGTGGGTCTCCTTGTGAAAGGACGCGCCATTCTATAGTTCATTGTTATTTCTCCTTTGTTTTCCCCGCACTAATATTTTTATTAGTGCGGGGTTTTTTATTGCAATGTTATGTGATGTGTGCTTGTTTGGGCTTGAACAACCCGGACGGACACTTGTTCAAACAGTTTCGTGAACCACCGCCGTTCACACAGACAGCCCTGATTAGGACACCTGCCTGATGCAAGATGCA